ATCGCGGCAAGCACGCGGTCGCATGCGGCCTCAGCCGCTGTTCTGGCCTTCTCGTCAACCTCCCCTGACATGCGGCTTGCCAGCAATGCCGCCCGTGCCGTCAGGTTGATGTCATAGGCGGCATCGGACAGGACGGCAAATAGGTCGATTTCGTCAGGTTCTCGGGTCATCTACGCTCTCCTGCTCGACGATATCATAGGACACCAGCCGGGTGATAACCCACGGGCTCCATCCGCGTTCAGGTGCCTCAAGGGCCGCGCGCGCAGTCGGGAAGCTCAGCGGGAGCCATCCATCGTACCCATAATCGATCCAGAGAATGACTGGGCCGGTCGGTAGTTCAGCCATCGGCGCTCTCCTTTGGCTCAATAAAAATCGGCCTTGGCGGCTGCATGAGTTGCATAAGGAGGCGCCTATCCCATGCGATTATCTCCTCGATGGTCCAACCATCTGGGCCGCGCGCCGGCAGGCCAGCTATTTCGCGTTCATAATCGGTCATGACTTCGACGCCTTCTTGGTCCGGATTGATACAGGAGCGCTCACCATCACCACCCAAGACGAAAGGTCGCGAAGCGCCTCTGCCAGCCGGCGGGCGAGGGCGGTGGTGTCCTCAATCATAACCGCAGCTTCGATCAGGGACCCGGCGCGAGGGATGAAGTTGTTCGGGTCACGCGCGATGGTTACGGAGCCTGCCAGCCATTTCCTTCGGGTCGCCCGCCGCAGGTGCTTCTACGGCGGGCGGGGACTTATCGTGCCCGGTCTGATCGAGTCGGGAATTGGCCTCACCTCCTTCCTGGTTAACGGCAGCATGCACTAGGACGCCGCATTGCGGAGCAACGCCACGATGCGGACAAGTCGGTGACGGCACCGCGCCGCACGCTCCACACACCCACGGACCAGCCGCTTCGATCTCTTCGCGGGCGATGGCGCGGGAGAAGGATTCAAACTTCCGCAGGAAATCGTCGGCCGCTTGGACGCTGAGCATGTGCGTGAACAGCGCCTCTCTTGCCTTCTCGATCTCAGACATTGGGAACGCTCCGTGTGAGTTGGTCGACGAGCTCCTTGAGCCGCGCCTTGCCGGCCGAGGTGATGGTCGCCATCGGTCCGATGTTGCCTTCGTGAAAAAGGACGAACCCGTGCCGTTCGAGCACGTCATACAAATGCGAGAGATACGGATATCTGGAGTAGGCACCACCCGGCCGGCAGGCGTCGACCAGTGCTGAAATTTCTGCGGAGGGCGCGATCTTAGTCATTGGGGGTGTCTCCGGTGAGGGCGATGTGATCAGTCCGCATTGGCGATCTCCATCACATTCTGCCGGATCGTCTCGAATGTGACTGCCACCACCCACGGATTGTCGGCCCATGCGTGGCCGGGCTTCTTGCCGTTGATCGAGTCCCAGAGGTGGCGATACCAGGACCGACAGTTCGGCCATGCTTGGCCGAGGTACTGCGCTCCGGGATATTCAACGGCCCGGCCGCTCGCCTTGAGCTTGATGCAGCCTTCGGCCCTGGCGTCGTCCTCGCTGATGGCCTGAAGCCGTTCAACCTTGACGCCGGTCACCTTGTCGGTCAGCCGAGATGCCCATCGCGGCATGTGGATCGATGGGCAGAAGCCGAGCGACCAACGCTCTGGCGTCGGCGTCTCAAGGGTGAAGTGGCGCGTCGTCTCCAGATCGGCTTTGTCGGCGTCGTATTGCCATGCCCTCGCGGGCCAGTCGTACCGAAGGGTTTCGCGAACCCAGAGGAGATCGCCGGCTTTGAAGCGCACATCACGCATGCGCCACTCCTCATTCTCAGGATGGAGCACATAGTCGTCAGTCCAGTTCCCGGCGAAGAGGCTGAACGTGGCTCGTTGTCCCTTCGGGGCTATCACCCGCCGCGTCTGCCACTTCCGCCCTTCAAGCTTCGCGCGGATCATCTGACCGGAGTAAAGGATGGGGTGAATGCTCATCCCGCCACCCCCGGAAACTCGCTCCACTCCCTGCCGTCGAGAAGACGGCCGGCGCGGTGCTTGCCGAGGCGGCGCGCCCCGACTGCCGGGGTCGCATCGACCTCGGGCCAGTGGACGAGAGTGTCGCCTTGCCAGAACCGGCACTCCTGATCCCCGCTATGCTGGCGGGGGTCGGAGCACCCCGGCAGGGGGTAGGCCGCTCCATCGCCGTCGTCGTCCAGCAAGAGCGTGACCGGCGCCCACTCGCCCCACTGCTTGAAGAAGAACGCCACCCCCGCCGCCTGGCACTGGTCCCTGATCGACCGCGCCCAGTCGGGATGCATGGGCCGGGCGCCATCACCGGACTCGCCGCCGCAGATGATCCAGTCCGGGAGATCGCCCATCGGAAGCTGAAGAGGACCTAGGGCAGGCTCATAGCTGATGAACCGCACCTTGGCGGGGATAGCCTTCAGGTGCGGCCAACGCCTGTTGAAGCGCTCCTGATCCTCGCACGTCGTTCCAAGCCATGCATTCGGCGGCAGGTTGACTTGCCAAGTCTCCCGGAGCATCGACGCGATATTCTCGGGGCGCTTCGTCAGCAACAGCCAGTCGAGTTCCGGCGTCTTCCAGATCAGATCGAAAAGATCGCGCCGCCAGAAGCCGGGGACCCGATTGTCGAAGACGTCAGCGAGTGACGCGCAGAACACCTTCGGGCGCTTGCCATTCGCGGCCTTGGCCCATTGCCGCGGCTTCTGCCAATTGGCGGCGGAGGTCCGCTTGCGCTCGCCGTGCGGCCCCCACTGCACGCGGCCGAGACGGTGATCCATCATCGCTTCCGCGTAGCAGTGGTCGCAGCCCGGAGAGACCTTCTGGCAGCCAATCCAGGGGTTGAACGTGTGGTCCGTCCATTCGATGTTTGAGTTCGCGCCCATTATGCCGCTTCGTGCTCCGGGAGGGATGTGGGGGTGATGCCGATCAGCTCGTCGATCCACGCCATTACCTTCGTCTTGCAGTCCTTCCACGTCGCAGCGTTCATCGATCCAGGGCCGCGCATCTTCATGCTCGCCGGCTTCCACTCGACGACCACGTTGTCGTGAAGCGAGATCAGGGTGTAGTCGTCATAGCCGCCGAGCTTGAGCCAGCCGGCCAGCTTGCGGGCCGCCTCGCGGGACTCGGTGGCGAACTTCCGTTCGCGCCGGAAGCCGGTCATGATCATCGCGTGCTTTCGCAGGCTGTCCTCGGTCGGGAACTGGATCGCGAGATGATCGGGGAGCGATTGATGGCGGTCGTGCAGCCAGGCGAAGAACTGAGCGTGGCTCTTGAGCGAGCGCCGTTCGATCACCTCAAGCTCATAGAACTCGCCGACGACGAACTCGGCGTTGACGCGACGGTGGAACCGACGAAGCGGAACCATGTGCTCGCCGTCCCACTGGTAGGTGATCAGATCAGCCATCGTCGTCACCCGGCCATCATCGTCAGCGACCGCTCAAGGTCGCGCTTCACCACTTCGCGCGCCGGCTCGCCGTAGCGGCGGATGCGCTCGACAATCTCGTCCGTTTCCTCGTTGAACCGCTTCACGGCCGCCTCCAGCTCGGCGATGTAGGCGTCGTCGCGGTAGGCGCGCTTCATGAACAGCGGCAGGCGCGGGCAGTAGACGGCGAGGTCCACCCATTCCCGGCCCGTCACCCACAACGCACCCTGGCACTGGGCACGATGCTCGCCGGGGAACGTGCCCTTCAGCATCAGGTCGATCAGGATGTGCGGCTCGGCCGTCTTGATCTCGAGGACGCCATCGTCGCCGATCAGCGCGTCGGGCGAGCAGCCGGCGCCCTTGTCCAGGTCGCGCGCGAAGCCGACAAGCGTCGGCTCCACGTCGGCAATGAACGCATATTCCTCGCGCGCCTCGGCCTCCTGCTCGCGCCCGCGGATCATGAAGGCGTTCTCGTAGGAGGGTGCCGGGATTCCGCGCACGCGCTCGCCGGCCAGCCGCAGCATGTAGGAGCGGCGCATCTTGCCTTCGCCCTTGGCGAGGATCGATGCGAACTCGCTGGCGGTCGGCAGGCCGGCCCGGAGTTCGTACCATTGCTCCGAGCGCTGGTCGCAGTCGAAGAACTCGACCGTCACGCCGCTTCCTCCTTCTTCCGCGCCTTGATCTCCTTGTCGGCCTTGCGCTGGTTGAGGACGCGGATCACGCCGTCGTGGTCCTTCGCAAGGATGTTCTCGATGCTCGTCACCTTGAAGTGCATGCAGAGCTTGTCGACGTTGACGCCTTCGGCGGCGCACCGATCATCGATGGCCTTCGCCTGCTCGGCGGTGATGTACTGGGGTTCGTCGAGGTTGCCGCCGGCGCCGCGCCCGTCGTCATCCGCAGCCGCCGCCAGCCCGAGCGCCGCCTTGAGCGTGTAGCGCTGCAGGAACGTAATAGTCGACCCGACCTGCTGGATGGCGTTCTTGTTGCCGCTGTCGTCCCGCGGGCCGGACAGCGTGTTCTCCTCGTAATGGCCGGCGGCGTGCGAGACGATGCATGTCACCGCGACCGGCTGATTGAGGTCGGACGTGGTGCGGAAGCGATAAGACAGGCCATGCCGAGCGAGGATCGGATCAACCGTCCGAGCGATCTCCGCCAAGTCCTCGTGCTTGTAGTGCGTGCGGATGCCGGTCTTGCCGGTGAAGTCGACGGTTCGGTTCTTGGCGATGACGGGGATCTCCGCCTTGGCGGCGGCGATTGCGGCGTCGAACGCCTTCCGGGCCTGCATCCGGTCCCAGCGTTCCTGATAGTCCATCACCTTGCCGATCACGTCGATGTTGCCCGACGCGATGGCTTGGGCGATCATCGCCTGATTGGTGGGCAGCGGCGGCGTGGTAGTAGCCATTTGCATCCCGCTCGCCGAGCGTTCATCGGGAACGAGGGCGCCGGCAGGGCTAAGGTCGAGGGTCTGTGCTTCGGTCATCGTCTAAGCTCCACTTGTCCGTTGATCTTTCGCTTCCATTTTGATTGCCGGCCTCCCGGCATCGGCCTTCCTGTCCGGGCCTTGATCCCGTAGGCGGCCTTCGCCATGTCAGCCGTCTTGGACTTCTCCGCCACGTCGGCGGCGTCCTTCGGCTTGGTGCAGTTCCGGCACAAGGGCTGCCCGTTGCTCTCCCGGTTCTCGCCGCCGTTGATCAGGGCCACGATGTGGTCGCAGGTCCACCGCTCGCCGGGGCGGATCGGCTTGCCGCAGCCGGCGCAGCACCGGTCGAACCGCTCCAGGATGCGAAGCCGCACCCGAGGCGGGAACGGGGCGTCGTCCGTCTTGCCGATCCACTCTGCGACGGTGCGGGGCAT